CCAAGTCGCATCATCCTTCAGGAACAGCCCGCCTGCGCCGCCTGACGGGTACGGCACGACTCCGCGCGTCGCGCTCGTAAAGTTCGGGAGCATCGACACGGCCTGAGCCGGCGTGATGTCTTCCGGTGCGCCTGTGCCGAGCGTGTAGCGGGCCTTGAACGTCGTCGGAGGCTCGAGATAGAGCTGCGCGTTCGTGACGCCGGTCGGAGTTGAGCCACCGGGTGGTGCCGCCCAGGTTCCGTCGTCGCGGAGGAATTGGCCGATAGCCGCGCCGGAGGGCACGAGGCCTGCTGCACCGCCGGCAAAGGCTGGGGCCGACAGAGAAGCGACTGTGATACCGCGCGCCGATAGGCCTGCCCCAGAGCCGACAACACTGATGCCCGTCGCGACGTTCGCGAACCCGGACGGCGTCCATGCCCCGAGCTTGTCGAATGAGCCGCCGGAAGGGTTACTTTGCGCAAGCTGCTGGAAGCCGGCGCGCATTCCCGGGGCGAGGTGAATTCCGCCCGTGTCCCATGAGCCGCGCAGCGCTCCGCCCTGGCGGAATACAACCTGTTCCGATGGCAGAAAGTGGATAGCCGGGACACCAGAAGCCCCGATTGCAATTACGTAGTTCTGGCCGAGCGCCTGACGCCAAGCAAAAAGCTGCGTATCGTTGAGCCCAGCAAGATGATTGCCTCCAATTGAGCCACCATAGGTGAGCCGGATTGTTCCTGTGCCGCCCGGCGCAGCACCAAGCAAAATGTCGCCCTCAAGTGCTAGGGCGCCGCCTGTATAAACAAATGCGCCACTCCCAGCAAATCCACTTCCGCCATTGAACTGCACGGCACCGCGCGGCCCGCCAGGAAGCATGGTCGGTCCGCCACCACCCGCCGTCTGCCATATGCCGTCAGAGCGCAAGAACAGCGATGAGCTACCCGGACCGCTCGGCACAAGCCCGGCGATCGTGCCGCTGTAGACAGGCAGGATCCCGGCAGCTTGCTGGGGCGACAGGTCTTGCGGATCGCCGTTGCCGGCACCCATCGCCCGACCCTTGATCTTCCCCTCGACTATGTCGGCCAGGATCGCGTTGGTAATCGAGCCGTTCGGCGGCAATGTCGAGCCGCCAGCGATGACCGTGCGGCGCGAGGTTCTATCCCTTAGTCCGTACTCCCCGAACGAGTCACGGCCGACTACCGCACCACCCGCCGCAGTTACCCGCGTAGCGGCCCGGAGCACATCAGCCCAAACCCGATCGCGCTCGGTGACTGCAAGCTGGTAGGCGGCCGCGTACTGGTCGCGCGTGATGACCCGCGTCACCACGTCCCAAACGATGAACTCCTCCCAGCCCGCAACGCCATCGAACGTGTCGCTGTCTCCGCTCAGATCCGCGACAAGCGGCAAGTACCAAATCGTGTACGGGTATGCCTGATCCGGCGCCGGCAGGATGGCTAGCAAGTCGGTCTGAATGTGCGACCAGGCTTCCGGCATCCCGACGATCTGCGGGCCGCCCCAGGCAGAGCGCTCAGCTAGCGGCCGATGCTGGAGCGTCCGAACGACGTTTTGATAGGTAATATCGACGCCGAAGGTACGGACGACGTTCGGCGAGAACGCGCTCACGTCGAGCGTCGCGAACGGGTATGGGCTCGTCGCACCCTGATTGATGGTCCCGCTTGAGGAAACCAGGTAGTGCTGGATGCCCTCTTGGCTCACCCGCTCGCGGAACCGCTGGATGCTCTGGTTGATGAACCGGTTGAGCATCGTGGTCGTGTAGCGACCGGTCGTCCCCGTTACGATATCGGCCTGGTAGCTGATATCAGTTCGGAGCTGGAGGAGGGTTACGGTGCGGGACATTAGCTGAGCGCGTTCGTGTCGGTGACGGTTCCGCTAGTTCGGGTGGCGCCGTTTGCCACGAAAACACGGTCCATCGAGGCCGTTCCATTGGCCGACGCGTTTGTGACGGCAGCGTTTACATTGCCCCGCACGCTTCCGCCCACGTACGAGCAAATTCCGTAGCTGCCGCTCACGATCCAAACAGCTCGGGAGATGCTCGAGGCCCAGAACTTCACATTGGTCATGTAGATTGCTGGCCGCTGATCGTCGCTTGCTGGCGCGCTTGTGTCCGCGAACTTCACGCCGATCGCCGTCGAGCCATTCGGCACGAGGCCCGCGTTGCTGAGGCTCAGGCCGCGTAGCGTGAGGCCGTTCGGCTCCATGATGGCAATGCACTGGTCGGCGAGGTCGATGCCGAGGTTCGTGCATTCGCCATAGACGCCGCGGAAACCGTCGCCATCTTCATCATGGAACGCGAGCCCCTTTTCGTACCGAGTGGCGAAGCAGTTCGACATCATGAACTCTTCGGGACCGTCGAGCACAAATGCCCGCCCATTCGCGTCAACCCATGCTTTGATGTCATTGCTCAAAAGGCCGCTATACGGATCAGTGTTCGGGTTGAAATGGATGTCGTTGATCCGCACCGTATCGGCGCATCGCCCAAGGACAATTCCTCGAGAGAGTGGGTAGCCGTTGATCCTGTCGATCTTCCCGCCGTCGCACGCGAGGTAGATCAGTCGGTACGGGTTCGTCGCCAGGATGCGCTCAATCGTCGGGTTGTGGTTGTTTGTCCCGGCATAGATGAAGTAATCGTAAACCGTTGGCGTTCCGGTCGTGACTTGCTCCGGATAGACGGCCTCGATGTCGCGGACGACCGAATTCGGGCGCGTCGAGAAAACCCGTCCCGTGCCCGTTATCATCAGCTTCGTTCCGTTCGGCTCAGTGCTTCCGAAGAAGCTGGCACGTGAATGGCCGAGCTCGCGAAGGCCGCCGGTTGACACGTTTGCTGGCACGGTGAAGATGTTGTTTGAGCCGTCGCTGATGTAGGTGATCCCATCCGGCCATGCGAGGTATTGGCCCGGACGAGCGCTCGTGAACGTTGAGCGCACGTTCGCGACGCTGGTTGCAATCGTCGTCGAGTCGCTTGCCCCAGTCGTGTCCACGTCGAGCGTGATCCAGCCCCGCCGCTTGATCCAAATCGACCCGGTCCATTCAAGACGATCGCCAGCTTCTACGCCCGCGTACCAGTTGATCCGCCCGTTGGACGAGGCGAGGGCCACCGTCCCTTCCTGCGCTGATGTGGGCGAATTGAACATGTCACTCTCCGGTATGGCGCACGTTGGCCTATCTAGCAGTGTATCCCGCCCCGCAGTGGTCGGCCCTTCCCAGCTGACGCGCGTCGCTCCGCGCATCACGTCTTGCCATCGCCCCTCGCGCTCAGCCGCTGCCATGCCGTACGCGGCGGCGTACTGGTCCTTGTTCAAGAGACGGCAGACGACATCCCAGATGATGAATTCTTCCCACCCAGCGACACCATCGAACGTATCGCTGCCGGACGAGAGATTGCTCAGGAGTGGTAGGTACCAAACGGTGTAAAAGTACGCTTGGTCAGGCGGCGGGAAGATTGCGATCTGCGTGTCACGGTACTGAGCCCACGCTGCCGGCACAGAATTCAGGTTCGGGCCGTTGAATTGGTCGCGCTCAGTGAAGCTGATCTGCTTGAGCGTGCGGACGACGGTTTGATACTCGAGATCCACGCCAAAAACCCGCACAACGGCAGGCGAAACGGCCGACAAGTCGATGAGCCCGAACGGGTAGACTCCGCTCGGCCCAGCGTTCATGTAGTCGCTAGTCGAAACGAGATATCGGTTGATCCCCAGGTCCGAAACGCGCTCGCGAAAGCGCTGAATCGACTGGTTGATGAACCGCGTTACCTGCGTCGTGCTGTAGCGACCAGACGAGCCCAAAACGACATCGGCTTGGGTAGCGATATCGGTCTGGAGCTGCGTCAGGGTAACCGTGCGGGCCAAAACCGCCCGCCTATTTCTTCTTCTTGGGCTCTCCGCCGAAGATCAAGGCGAGACCAGTGTCGCCCTTCGGCTTCTCGCCGCCGCCAGTCGCCGAGCCGTAGTCCTTTTCAGCGCAGAGCTTGATCGCCTCTTTGAGGGCCATGGCGCGCGTAGCCATCGGCAAGGAGTCGTCCATGAAATCGAACGCCTCGCGCTCGAAATCATCCTTCGGCTCCTCGCCAGCCGGCTCGGTTGCCTCGTCGCCCATGTCCGCGGGCGGCGCTGGCTCAAGCATGCCCATTCCAGCCATCAGAACGGCGTGATCCCGGAGGTTGCGGTGGGCGCACCGACCCACATCAGATCGAGAATGGTCCCGCTAGGCGGAATCACTCCAGCTCGAGAGTTGCCGGACGGAACCGCGAGGGTGCCAGTCCCGACGCCAGGAGGCGCATGGAACTGGACCGACGCGACGCCTGACCACGAATTGGTCCTCTGCCGCACGATGCTCCGCTCCACGAACGCGCCAGATGGTACCTGAAGCGTCGTGTAGAGCTGCGAGAACCGGACCGGCGGATGGATCACGTCGTAGAGCCCGGTCGCGACGAGCGTAACGCCAAGGCCGGGAAAGCCATAGGCCGTCCCGACGATGCCGCCCGTCGCGGTGAAGTGGAGTCGAGCGGGAGCGATGAACGCCTTGGGCGCGAAAATGCCCGCAACGTTCAGCGGATCCTGCTGGACTAGTGAGGAGAAGTCGCGGGGCATCCTGGTGCCCTCCTTAGACGGTCAGGGATACGCGGCCGTTGTTCTTCGGGGCGTTGCAAGCGAGCAGCGGGTAGCCGATGAGGCGGAACTCGTAGTCCGTGCTTGTCGTCTTGCGCAGCATCGAGAGGCCGTCGCCGCTCTGCGGGTGCAGAAGCTCACCCATGCTCGAGATCCACCAGTTCTCCATCCGGAAGGCGAAGAAGTTGCCGACCGGGCAGTGACGGTCGCAGTAGATGGGCACGCGCCCAGCGGTCGTCATCACGTCGATCTTCGTGTACCCGAACTGCGTCGAGTCGTCCTCGAGCGGGCGAATCCCGCGGGCGCTCATGAGCGTCTCGAGAACCTGGAAGTCCTCGGGGTTCATGAAGCCGGCCGTGGGCGCCTTTGCCTTGAAGCGACCGAGCATCTGAGCGAAGAGGATCTTGATGCGCTCCTCGTAGCTCTTGCCTGCCAAGTCGCTCGTCTGGATGCGGCACCCGGAGTAGCGCTGGATGTCCGTCGCGCGCGTGGTGTTCGTGACGCCCCAGAGCGTTCCGGGCGAGTCGTTCGCCGTAATGAACGCCTGAACGCCCTTGATGATGACGACGGCCTGATCACCGAAGAAGTCGCCGAAGCGGAACAGGTAATCGCCGACCGCAAGGCCAGAGATTGCCGCCGCCGAGGTGAGCGTGAGCGCACCGGTCGAGCGGTTGATGTTCGCGACGGTCGTCTGATCGCCGCTGTCTCGGAGCTGGTCCGTCGTGGTCGAGCCGTCATTCGCGGACGCCACCACCGACATGCCCACCTCGAAGTTCTGCGCATCGATGGGGTTTACGAGGGTGATGTCGTTCGTCGAGAGCGTCGCGATACGGCCGATTGCCTGGCCACCGTTGCCCCAGCTGTAGACGCTGAGATTCTCGCCGGCCTGCTCGTAGAGGCCGTCGATTTCGACCACCTTGTTCTCGAGGAATGCGCCCTGGTTGGTGCGCGACGCCATGAGAACCTTGTCGCCGATGTCGATCGACGCGTAGTAGTCGCCGGCCGTGATGTTCCACTTGCTCGCGACGATGTTCGACTTCGCCGTTTGAGAGGCGGTGAACACGCCGGAGATGCCCTGCGGCAGACCAGTGATGATCGGCACGGGCATGTTGTCGCCGACCATGCCGGTATCGCCGCGCTTCTCGAGCATGCCGAGGAGCACGTTGTCCGGGTAGGTGAGCTTTTCAACTACGTCGTTGACGTAGCGTTCCTTGAGCAGAGCGTCGAATGTGGTGAGCGTTGAACCCATAGCGAGAAGTCCTCCATCGGATTTTCTCTCGGGGTTCGTCGGCTCCCGGTCAGCGCGTCTCTGCTTTTCAGCAGGTGAGTCAATACTGATCGATTTGCGCCATTGCTACAAGGCACAATCGGAGGGCCGGAATGGTTCAGATTGGTACGCTACTCGGAGCCGCGCCCGTTCACTTCGCGCCGGATGTCTTCGTTCACTGCCTGCGTGAATCGATTGGCCGCGTTCTGCATCCAGCTTCGTCGGTCAGTCGGGTCGATCTTCGACGGCTTTCCGGCCTTGGGCGGCGGGACCGCATCAGTGCGCGGCTTCGGCTTGGCAGTGGTGCCTGCCGGCGGTGGCGGAGCGGCCTGCACGTCGCCGAAAACACCTTTCAGCTTCTGATACAGCCCCTCCATCACGGAATTGAGCGACTTGCCGTTCGGCGGGATGAATTTCAGCGCGTCGTCGATTGTGATCGTCTCGTCCGTCGCCGGGTTGTAGTGCTGCTTTTGGATGTTGTAGATCTGGTTCACGAAAAGCGAGTCATCCGCGAACGAAGCGAGAAGCTTGTTCTGCGATTTCCCCATCTCGTTCGAGAGCTGCGTGACGTAACGCTGCTGAGCGGCAACGCGGGCCGATTCGGCCTGGCGCGTCTCGGCTTCCTTCTTCGAGCGCTCGTCCCTCTCGGCCTGCTCCTTCTTCCAGTTCTCGAGCTCGAGTAGCCGGCGATAGTTTGGATCGCTCGCCTGCGCGATCACGTCCTCTTGCAGCTTGTTCCAGTCCTCGTACCCGAGCGACTTCGCAAGCGCCTGAAAGTCCTTGCTGTCCTTGAACGCGCTCACGCCACGGGCGAACTGAAGCTCGCCCTCGAAGGCTTTGCGGGCCTCCTCGATGCGCTGCGTTGCGGCCTGCTCGAGGTCGAGAAGCTCCTTCGCCTTGGCTTGGCTCGTAACGCGCAGACGGGCCCGCTCGGCGCTCGTGACCCGACCGTCCTCGAGCACCATGCCGGCCGCTTCGGCGAGAGCCTTTAGCTGCTCGAGCTTGTCGGCCGCCTCGGGCTTCTTCTCGGCCTTGGGCTTGGCTGGCTTCTCGGGCTCGACCTTCGTCTCGGCCGTCTCAGCAGTTGTCTCCGCCCCGGCCTCGTCCACCGGCTCCGGCTTGAACACATCGACGCCGCCGAGCCGTTCCATCTTTTGAACGAACGGTTCGTTTACCTTGGGCGCTGGGGTTGCGGCCTCTGCTGCCGGAGCTGCTTCGTCTGCCATTTAGAATCCTCGCTGCTGTGCTAGCCAGAGTCGTTCAGCCAACTCCGGATCTGTTGCGGCCGTCTGCCGCAGGTATTGATCCTCGGCTTGTTGTGGCGTCGGATGAAAAGTATCTCCCTCCCAGTATCCAGCGTCTGCCCCACCGTTGTAGTAATTGGATTCATTTGAAAATGTTGGGTGCCCGTGCTGCTTGAACTCATCCGTGAAATGCGCGCCAGGCTTATGCACAAAATCCGGGTTCTGCTTCCAGAAGCCGCGATAATCGTAATAGCTGTCTGGATGGTCCACGTCCCCGATCTGATTCTTTTGTGCCCAGGCCCTAAAAGCCTGCTCTTCTTCTGGGGCAAGCTGCGTCGTCTCGGCCTGTTGCTGAGCCTTCAGATATTGGGCCAGTGTTATGCGTTTCGCCGTCGCCATTGGTCTACGCCGCTGCCATCGGTGGCGGCACTGCTTGCGGGCCGGGCGGTACGGCCGGCCCCATCGGATTGCCAGGAAGCTGTTGCTGCGCGACTGGTGCGGCCGGTGGCTGCTCTGGCGGCTGCATCAGCTTGTCCATCTCCTGAATGTACCGGGAGAGGAGCTTCAGATTGAACTCGACCTTGAGCCGCTCTTCAGGCGTTGGCAAAGCGGCTTGGTCAATGCGCGCGCGGAACCACGCGGATGCGAACCGCCGGATCGCGCCGACCTTGTTCATCACAAAGCCCTCGGGCGCCTGGTAGTCGCCGAGCGTCCAGGTGTCCTCATCGGCGTCCAGATAGCGCTCGATGAGCATGTCCACATACTCGGTCTCGGCGTTCTCGACCTCGAGCTCGGAATCAAAGTCCGGCCAGCCCATCAGCTGCTTGGCCGTCTCCTGGCTGATGAGGCCGCCCTTGTAGAGGTCCTGCACCATCTCTTGCCGGCCGGCTGGATCGTGCGGGAGGGCGGACGCTGGCGCGACGGAGATGGCGAACGAGTCGTCCTCGACATCGGCATCGTTCCATTTGATCTGCCGAATGAGTGACCGGCCCGACCATTGGACCATGAAGTTCTTATCGTCCTCAGCGAGTTCGCGAAGGCGCCAAACGTACTGGTGCCCGAGGTCAACATACGATTGCTCGTAGCGCTGGGCCTTCACGAGCTGACGGCCCGCCTTCGTGTCGTTCAGCGTGCGGATTGCAACGCCGGAATTCACGCCTTGCTCACGTCGTGCGGCCGCCGAAACTTGCGACAAGCCAATCGTGTCCCAGAACTGCGAGACCTTGTACTTGTGGAACTCAAATTCCATCTGCGTGAAGGCCGGCGTGAGCGCAATCTGCGGCGGCATCGCGCCCTTCTCGACCGCGATCCACGTGATGGCATCGTTCACGGCGAGGTCATCGTTCTTGACGCTGTCCCGCTCGTAGAATCCCTTCGCGCCGCTCGCGATGCGCTGCCTCAAGCAAAGCCGCATGTCGAAATCGTCGCAATCCTCGCTCATCGGGCCGCCCTCGTCGGCGATACCCGCTGCCCAGACGCCATCGCGGTGCGGCTCCCACTGCAAGAACACGAGCGGAGGGGCCGGAGCTGTCCACTCGCCACCGTCAACGGTCTCGCCACCGATGCCGAGCGCCCAGACACCCGGTGCGTCCTTGCTATCGGGCAGCTTCCATCCAAAATCTAGCTGAATCACCTTCGTCGAGCGCGGTCGAGCAAGGCGGCTTTCCCCGTACCACTCGTAGGGCGGCGCGTTCGCGATGGCGTCGCGGATCTTGCGGCCCATGCCCTTGCCGTAACGCTCCATTGCCTCGTCCACCCCGCACGGCCGGCGCATGAAGTAGTTGCGCGGCATGCGACCCTCGACCGGGTCGGTGAAAACGTCGCAGCTTGGCACGAGATCGTGCACGATTCGCTTGCGCGCATGGTCGGCCATCACGGAGATAACCGCCGTGCCTTGCAACGCGCATTCCGCGGCCGCGTCGATCATCATCGCCCAGCCGTTGATCCACCGGTCTTGCCGCTGGTTCAGAATACCTTCGCAGATCTTGTCCAGTCGGTAGGCTCGGCGACGTAAAGCCCAGGTTGCACCCAAAGTCTGGAACTGAGGTTTGGGCTTCTGCGGAGCGTAAATATTCGCAACCGCGGTCGCAACCGCCGAGCGCACGAGACGGAGCCTTTGACCGAGATAGGTTTGCTTGTCATCGCTGTCGCAATACGCATGCGCCGAGTAGCCGCCGAGGTGACGGCCTTCGTAAACCTCGAGGTTCCGGATGTAGCGAGCGCGGCGGCCTGCCTGCGCGTCCCGATACGCCTTGACGAGCGACGAAACCTCAGCCCCGCGGCGATCGGCTGGACGCTCGTACCAAGACTCCGCGGGGGTTAGCTGGGGCATCTACTTAGCCCACCCGCGCGCCCTCTTCGATGACCGCAAGTACCTCGTCGTGCCTCACCACGCGGAACTCGCCGCGCTCGCCGATCAGCTCCTGGAACTCGGCACTCTTGTTATGGCGTGGAGCATTGAAATCGAGCGCGTAGTCCTGCCCGCACTGAGCATCAACGAGCACGCGGTCGCCTTCCTTCACCTCGTTCGGCACGAACCCGCCGCAACAAGGCTTGTGGTAGCCCTTGCCTGAGCGAAGAACGCGAGCGGCGCGGCTCTCTCGAGCACCCCGTGAACCGTTGTGAACAAGCGCAATGCCTGACGCGGTTTCGGTCGGCTTCGGCTCGAGAACGAGGACGATGTTGTCTGCGTATGCGGTGAGGTTCATTCCTTGCCAACCTTCTCAGCGAGCGCCGACTTCGCAGCCGCAAGCTCTGCCATATCACCAGGTCGCGCGATATGTGCGCCGCCGCCAAGCGCGCCGGCAATGAAGATCAGGGCCTCGCGGAATGGGGCGAGCACGGGAACGAAGGTCAGGCCGCCCGCAACGACGCCGACGACGGTCATGATGGTTCGGCCGGTTGTGGCAGTCATAGCTCCTCCGTCAGTAGGCGCAGAGCAGTCTCGCGACTAATCAATCCAAGCGATTGTTCACGGACGCTGCGCCCGGTTGCCTCGTCAAACACGA